ACTGCCTGAAGTGCCGTTTATACCTGAACTGCCTGATGTACCATTTATGCCTGAGCTGCCACTAGATCCACTAGAACCAGACGAGCCTGAAGAGCCGCTTGTTCCTGATGATCCGCTTGTTCCAGAACTGCCTGAAGTGCCGTTTATACCTGAACTGCCTGATGTACCATTTATGCCTGAGCTGCCACTAGATCCACTAGAACCAGACGAGCCTGAAGAGCCGCTTGTCCCTGATGATCCACTTGTCCCAGAAGATCCAGAAGTTCCATCGATTCCAGATGAACCGGAAGTACCATCTATTCCTGATGATCCACTTGTGCCAGATGAACCAGAAGTTCCACTGGTTCCTGAAGTCCCATTTATTCCGTTTGTTCCATCTATACCTGATGTACCGTTAGTGCCAGAGGTTCCATTTATGCCGGAAGTTCCCGAACTGCCAGAACTTCCGCTGTTTCCAGGCGGACCACCCGCTACCGCAGTGACATTTATATCATTGCAATTAGCATCAATAACTATATCATATATACATCCCATATATTAATGTGTTACGTCTGAACAAACATTTAACCTAAAACTAAACAAAGTTCTATTTCCTATTCCAGTAGAATAAAAATGCACATCACCATATAAATTTATAGGTGGAAAATTTCTTGTTTGTGACGCAGGTACATCAAATTTTACTTGAGCATTTCCTGAAACACCACTTATTACAGTTGGAAAAAAACTATATAATAATTCTCCATCAGGATGAGTTCTTATTTGACCTGAACAAGTTAAATTATCAAAATTCAAAACTTGAGATTCCAAATTGATCGTTTGAGAATCTAAATCATCGCCCCTAATTACTGATAACTGTACAACAGCCACGAATTATATTACACTAATTTTATATTTTGTGATAACAAAAAACCCCAAGAAATATCTTGGGGAATAATCTTCTTTACAATTATATTTATTGTGTTTTTTCTTGTTGCGAAGCGTTTTGCAATCTTTGTCTATTTGCGAGTTCTTGATTAAGTATAGATAAATTATTTTTAGCGATTTCTAATTTATTAAGCTCATCATAAGCTAAAGCTTTAAGTTGAACTTCGTTGAACTGTCCCAAATCTATCTTATTCTGTTCCATAATGTTAAAATTCTTTTAAAATTTTTATTGTTTTTTGATGTTGAGGGTTATTAGGATCTAAAATTAATGACGGATTTTGAACCATCATTGAAATAGTTCCTTTACTTGTTGATTTAAATTCCCGCAATAATTTATCTCTAATTTGCTGTCTAGAACCGCTTGCGAATATGCCAATTTTTTCGCACATATGTTGCATATCAACAATAGTCATTTCACTTAATTTTTCTGTAAATATTTCAATATTAGACGTACCAAATGGATTCATCTTTTTGATGCCTAGAATTTCTTCTAGTTGTTTAACTTTTTCAATATCTGGATCAGTATGAACTTTACCATCAGCAAGATTTATATTGTCAAGCTCTGACTTAACTGGTTCAGGCTGTTTTGCATTTACTGATTTATTCTTCTTTGTGGTTTTCTTAGCCATATACTATATTACACAAATTTGATAATATTCAATAAAAAAGGCGTTACCCTTACGGATAACGCCTAATTTATGACGAACCGACTATATATTAGACAACTAGACCAACTAGAGCGCGATTGTCGAGAACCATGCGGCCCTCTTCAAGTGAACCATAGTAACCGATCTTGCCCTGACGAAGAGTATACTGATCATCAGCGACGAGGTTGAACTCAGAACCGCTGTCAGCATCAACAGCGATAGCGCGAATCAAAGAATCGCGTGATCTGTCAAGACCAACGATAATCTCTTCAGTAGCACCATTGAAACCTGTAGCAGTGCCACCGTAAGCATTGATACCATAGTGGTCAGCATAAGCTGTGGCACCAGCGACAGTATCGAAGATTGTGTTGAACTTCTTACCAACACCGAATTCAAGAATTTCCATGATGCTAACACCATAGAACTCAGGAAGACCAGCTTGGTTAAAGATTTGATCGCGGACCGCATCTGTTGCAACAACTGGAGCGTTAGCAGCGGTGTTAGAACCTGCGGCGATTGGAGCTACGGCTGTATTGATAGGATTGTAAGCCATGCCACGAATCTCTTCAACGATTTCTGGAGAAACGATAAGATCTGTTAGACCTCTACGAGCGCCAGAAGGAGTTCCACCAACGAAAGAAGCGTTGATACGCTTGATCTTAGTGAACAACTTATTAAGATCGTTCAATACAAAACGACCAGCAGCAGCAGTACGGAAAACGTGATAGTTATTTGCAGCAGTAGCATCATTTCCGGTGGAAGCTTGAGCTAGAGCAGTCATGAGGAGGTTAGCAGAAGTTCTCTCTTGCCTTAGCATAACTTCTTGAGCTAGGCGAGTAAAAGACTTACTAACTACATCTAGACGACTCTTGGCGGCATACTTCTTATCGAAAGCTACAGCACTATCGAGACGATAAGTAGCAATCTTTAACTCAGAAGCGAGAGGTTGAACTACGTTCTGAGGTAGACCACCAGCTACGCTCTGGCTGTAAACCTTAATATAGTCCTCATCGAAAATATCATAATATAGGTCGAGAGGAATTGAAGGATTATCTTCAGCATTGAACTGAAGACTGGTGAACAAGTTAGAAACAGTAGGAGCATTGTTGATAACTTCAGCCAAAACTGGACCAATGAATTCAGCCAATGCAACTTGAGCGTCAAAGGCTACTTCACGGTTCTTAGAGGCTAGAGCTTTGATTAGCTCAACTTGTTCATCTGTTCTCTTTAAAACGATTTTCATATTAATAAATTGTTATAGATTAGACAACGTAAGATGTGGTACAGTCGATCTGAACTAGAGCGAATTTGCCAGTTGTACCGGCAGCGGCATAATAATCACTCTTACCATTCTGAGAAGTACGAGTACCTGTTCCAAGAACACGACCAATAATACTTGTAGTTCCAGTGAGGGGAGAAATAGCACTAACTGCTAAACCAGAAACTTTACCAGCGTTTGCTGATATAATCAAATGGCTATTTGGGGCCATTGATGCATCAACCCAGTCGATAGCAGTATCAGCTAGAGTGAAAACGCCGCGAGTAGCTACAGGAACAGCCTGTCCAGTGAGAACAGCTTGTAGTTCAGCACGTTTGACAGGATTGTAGAGTAATCTCTCACCATTTTCATCAGCAGCAAGGGTCTGATTTAGTGTTAGACCAAGAACTGGCTCACCAGCTGTTGCAGCAGTGAAGCGCAAAGGTACAGCAGGATATTGAGCAGCACCCAAGAAAGGATAATCTGCCTTACCAAGTGTATTTGTAATATCGGTAGCTGTGTATTGAATTGGATCTAAATCCAAGTTACCAGCAGATACCTTGACGAAAACACCAGCTGAACCATTGCCATTTGTAGATGGACTGGCATCAACAGTGTCGCTAGCGTACATATTGATAACATCAACGTCGCTATACTGTCTGAATGGATATAATCTTAGTGACATATATTTTTAAAATTTTACTGTGATATTTTCCTTACTGAAAGCCTTACCTAGTCTTTCCTTCCAAGAAGTCTTTGTTACCGTTGGGGTATTCGTCTGAGAAGGAATAGTTGGCTCTTCGCGTTTAGCATTTGCTAAAGCTGTTTCAACCTCAACTGTCTTCTCGACAACTTCAGTTGGTTGAGTCTTTACTTGTCCCATTCTCTTAGCCAACTCGGCCTCAAGACGGTCTTGGAAAATCTTATCTTGATCTAGCTTTGAAGCTTTGTTTTTGTGTCTGAATATAACAGCGAGCTTCTCCTTATATGAAGCAAAAGCCTCATCAGTTGTAGCTAAAGCGGAAATTTCCTTTGCTAAATAACTACGATCAACTTCGTCTAGATCATACTCGTTATCAAGAGAAGCCATTCTTGAATTATAAATCTCTTGAGCAGCTTGAGCTGAAATTGTATTCTGAAGCTCTTGTAACTTAGCGGCAGTTTCAGCGAGCTTCTTGTTGTTGTCTTCAAGATCCTTCTTGAACTGTTCAGCTTGAGCTATAGCTTCAGCCTTAGCGACTTCAGCTTTTTCCATCTCTAGCTTAATTTCTTCGTTCTTTTGTTTAATGCTGTCAGCGATTTTAGCAGAAATTGAGGCAACTGCTTCTTCACTAAACTTAACAGTTTCTTGCTTTTCAGCGAGAACTGTCTTTAATGCAGATAGTATTTGTTCTAAATCCATAATTTTAGTTTTGGTATTATTTACAGGTTGTTTATCAGATTGTGAAAATAATTTATTATTTAAGCTAAGTAAATCTATAGAATTTATCTCGTAGCATTCAGCTTCTTCAACTTCCATTTCATTTTCTTCATTATCCTCCTCCTCATTATCCTCTTCGTCTTCTTCATTTTCGGTTTTCATTGCTGATGTACCATCATCAATAACAACTCCTTGAACATCAGCAGCAGGATTTGTTGTGAATCCGATACCCAAAGGATAAATACGACCAGTAACTAAACGATATACAGGAGTACCGTCATTCATCACGCCGGGACCATCAAAACCTTTTAGATATTTCTTAAATTCTTCTATTTGTTCTTTTTTAGTAATTATTTCAGCTTGCTTTAAATCTAAACTACCAACAGCGACTAAATATTCATTGAATCCAATTTCCCAACTCGCACTAATTCTCTCAAACAAAGCAGACTCTGGATCATTTGAATCCATAAGCGCATCAGCAAATTGGCGATCAACTGTTTTATAAACAACTGCCGCCAAAGCTATGTTAAATGGATTTAAAGTTCCTCTTACATCATCATCTGATAAAATTTTATTTTCACCATAAGATGAAAATGCAGAATTAACAATATGACCAACTACTCTTTGCTTTTTATGTTCAATATTTGTTGGTTTATGTATGAAATATTTCTTAAAAGCAATAGCTGTATTCGTATCGATTCCATCACCATTTTTGTTAAAACGATTTACAACAGCAGCATTAAAAGCTGCACCAACTAAATCTACATTCTTATCTAAATTAACAGTTGCTGGAATAATAGATTTTAATGGTTCAAGTGAAGCTTGAGATAACAAAATATTTTTATCAAAGTTCACAGAAGCGGTAACAATATTCTCAAATGATGTCTTATAAAGGAACATATTATTAGATTTTACACTGAATATTTAGTGCTGTGATACAAAAGACCAGCGGCATAACTATCTAGTTCGTGTTCTGCGGCAACATTTTGAATATTATTTAATATTCCTAATTTGTCTAATTTTGCAGGATCATTAAGAACTTCAATGGCTAAATTATTCCATGAATCCAATTCTGAACCCATTATAATTGCTTCAGAAATACCATTAGCTAATTTCTTTTGTTCGACATTTAAAGATTTCTTTGAGTATTTCTTTTTTAAACCAGATTCAACTAAACTATATAAATCTTTAGTTCTGTCTAATACTTTTGCAATCGCATCTTTAGAATAAACTGATGCTTTTGCGCCAATTGGACGACCTTTTTCATTTGGAGTGGATGTCTTTTTATTTGGAGTCGCTCCACCTACGTCAGGCAATGGAGGCGGAATAACAGGAACGCCGCCAACAATTGGATTGTAATAACCTTGTTTTCTTTCTTGAACAAATTTTTCTTGAGCAGAAGCAAGCTCTTCTTTGGTTGGATAAATTCCTGTTTCAATAACCTTTATTCCTTCTTCAGGAGGAAGAATACCAAGCTCCATCATTCGCGTAACTACACGATTAAATTGAGTTTCATCTTTGATTGATACTTCTTCAAACTTTGCAATTGGGCATTTTCCTTTGAATCCTAAATTACGAAAAATCAATTCCATTTCAGGCTGTAAAAAATCATTTAAGAAAGCTTTTCTAGCTTCCTTTAATCTTTCGAAGAACACTTGAGCTTTTACTGTTGTATTAGCAAATTTTTCGGAACCAATTAATATATTTTGCAATCCTTCTTTTATATCTTCATTGACTATTTTATATTTTTCATAACCTAGAACTCTATTCATATCTGGAATAATAAATTCGGCTTTTGTCGTATAATCAGCGACAAGAACTCTACCAACCGATTGATTACTCAAAAGACTTTGCATTGCTTTAATATTTTTATGATTGATGCCACCTTTTGTTGGCTCAGTACCCATAGTAATCAATAAAATTACATTCTCGATTGTGCGGCAAATAGCTTGATCAATCTTTTTCATTTCCATTTTAAAATTAATATCATCAAGAACTGCAAATCCAAAAGGCACAGCAAAAGGTTCATAGTCTTGTTTCTTATAAAAAGAATATATAATATTAGTAGGATTTATTTGTATTTTTAGTCCATCTCTTGCCCATTGCCCATTAGTGATCTTATTTTGAGTCTCTTTATCTAAACTATTAAAAACCATTTTATCATGCTCGTTTTTTGGTGAGCGAAGTCTTTCTAATTCATATTCAGAAAGAATTTTTTGATAAACAACTTGATGCCAAGAACTAGTATGATTTGTTGTTAGATAAAAAGGATTCAATAAAATATATTGAACTGGAATCGAATTCTTTATGTCATAATTAGTTGGATAATTATATAATTTTATATCTGTATTATAAGAAGCTCCATCATATGAAGCGTATGTTTCTAGAATCTTTTGGAAGTCATCGATCTCAAACTTAGCATTAATCTTGTAAAAGAAAACATTACCACTACGATAATACTCGCGGAAATACTGATCTTTAATATTCCACATTCTTGTATACTTCATCCATTTGGCAAAAAAGTCCTTAGCTTTCTGACTACCTCCCTCAAGATAAATCTCAGCGTTAGCAAACTCAGACATGATATCTACTGCATTTCTAAAAATAGCGACATTAGCATAAGCTTTTTGACACAATTCAATAGCATCGCGGATATTATATCCGTTTACAGAGAACTCAAAAGGTAATAAACCTTCACGAATATTACCATATTTATAAATTTTTGGTCCTACATATGCTAGATTGCGACGAAGATTAGTTGTTTCGCCTGAACCTGTTCTTTCATAAGTCGAAGCTTTTGATTCTTGCTGATAGAATGGATCTCCAACTAAAGAAGGTTCAGAAAAATCTTTCAACATAGCGTCCAAAGGTTGTGAATGTTCTTCATTAGCTTTAGAGAACTTGTTCCAATAATCTGAACGTTTATTATATTTACGACTCATGTTAATAATAGTTACACATTGTAACTTTAAAAGTGACTTTTAAACTTTAAGCAATAAACATTGGTTCAAAAGTTTCAGTTATATCTTCAACATGAGTGTTATTCATATCAAAGTAAATTTTACATAACCAGTTACCTAATACCAATGCAGAATAACTATCTTTACGAGGTTTATCAGGTCCAGATTTACGTTTCAGATTAGGTGGTAAATCAAAATTCTGCATACCTTGAGAAGAAGTTGTTATTTGTATCAAAGCGCATTCTGTTTTTGTAAGCATAATCATATCTGATAAATGTTCAACAAAGTCAATCATCTTCGCTTCTTCATTTTCTTTTTCAGTATCTAAAGCATTAGAGAATTTCAAATCTGAAATACCTATATGTTTTTTAGTTTGGCTTCTAAAATTATCATCAATTGCTCTACTAGCAAAATAAGTACGACGATGATCAAAGTTAGCTTGTAATAACTCATTAGCTAAACGTATCCATCCAGAAGTTGGCTTTCGCAAGAATACGTATTTATAATCTGATTTATTATATTCAGTCTTTGCGGAATATAAATTTTGAGCATACTCTTCTGGTCTCTCAAATTCAGTTACCATTGGTTTTAAATTGATTTTGGCATCTTTAAACAATTCACTTTCGTTGCAAGAATTCATAAACTGAACGCCACCGTTATAGTCCATACAAACACCTACAATATTAAAGTTCTGCAATATATATAAGAAATATTTTATATGATCTTTTAATGAAGATCCAGAAAGAGCATATGAATGTACTAATGTGTTTATCTGTTTTTCTTTATTAATCTTTAATACTTGAATTGCGAAATCATCTGATGATTCAGTTTCTGACCAAGAAGGATCAACGGCTAAAATATACTCATCTTCTGGATTTCCGACAACTTCAACAGATGGAGCTTCGCCATCTGGAACTGTACATAAAGCCATCTTAGATATTTTAAAATATCCAGAACTGTCGTCACTAAATTGAGCGCCAAACTCACGCAAGAATTGCGACTCACTCATTGTGGCCTTCGCTTGATTGATTAGATTCTGATCATATAGTTGCAATGGAGCGCAATCATAAGAGAGCTGCATAATGCAACGTTTTGTTTTTTCTTTGTTTTTAGGGTTGAATATCAAATTCTCATACTGCTCATAAAGCTTATATAAATATTCAAATTTGAATGAAGCAGAAGACAGCGCAATTAATTTATTATTAGGCCATATATATCTGTCGTCTTCAGTCATCTCGCCTTTAGCGATCAACTGTGTTTCTAAATTATATAATTCTTCTCTTTGAGTAGGATTCTGTACTACTGACAAGAACGGTACTATAACTTCGTTATAAATTCGTTCAGGCATCAAAAGAAACTCGTCAATAATTATCCTATGAAAACGGAAACCACGAAGCTTTTCGCCATCGCCCAAAGGCAATGCGCGAATTCGACTTTTACCAATTTCCATCACCCATTCGTCATTAGACTTTGATACCTTTGTAATACATTGTTTTAAAAGATAAGCTTCAGGTTTTGCAGCAATATCTTCTATCTTTTTAAATATCATTTTTGACTGGCGAAAAGAGCGCGATAATATACCTGTTTCAATTCCTTGATTCAATATAGCATCTAATACTGCATAAATACCGCATGTATACGATTTTGAAAGCCCACGACTCCATACAGCTAAAAAATAATCACTTTCTAACATTCCTTTAATAGCCATGTGTTGAAAAGGAAATAACTTTACGCCAGTGATTAAATCAGTAGCAAAAGTAGTATTATTGCGAAGAAATTGATAAAACAATAACTTCGCTTCTCGTTCTTCTAAATAACCAGGAATCTTTGCTAATTCCTCATTGGAAATTAAGCGTGATTTCCTTGGTACTTGATTCCCTATTTCCCACATAATCTAAAAAATATTGTATGTCTACCTGCCACAGTGACTTACCATGATATAGTAATTTTGGTATAATCTCTAATGATTTATTTCTATCGCCAGTAAATATAAATTGCGTATGTCTTGGATATTTATGGCACAAGCTACGCATATTATGAAAAACATATTCTAGATTTGTTTTTCTATTATATTTCTTTTGATTTATTAAAATATTTGCTATAGTTGTCTCTACAACAACAAACAAATAACAATTCAGCTCAACAGCT